AATGACATTAAGTAAGCAATTCCACTGGTTATTTTGTCGTACCAGTCTTTCATTCCGTTACTCCCGCTCTACTTGGCAAGATATACAATACCGACACCCTGCTATCGCTACTCGACGCTCTTCTGGAATGCCCTCGCCACACTCAACGCACTCTTGCACGCTTTCTTGTTGGCTCGTCTGCACTGACCGTTTAAGTTGGCTTGCAATCGCCATTTCGGTGAATTTGGCTTCGTTACTACTTGCATGGTCAACAAAATCCGGCATTCGCTCTCTCTCATTAGACTTAAAGCAGACCGCGTGTATCGTCTGAACTTAAGTATGAAATCCCATTGATGCGGACAAAGTGCGGGCTCGTCACAAACCCTTTCAGTTTGCGCTTAGTTTTATCACTACTATTAGGATCAACACTGAGCAGATCAGAGAGTTGAAGCTTCACACCGAACAACTCCACTTTGTCTTCATCCTCCCCCGTATTCGCATAAAACATGCAATCGTGAGGTTGAACGCTACGCCAGCTTCCCGCTTCACGCGCTTTCTGCTGCAGCTTTCGGAAATTGTTCAAGTCCAACTCATATTCCACGTCACAGCTCACCGCGCCGTGAGTAAAACCGGTTGGAATACCTCGCTCTTTATCAACGGCTGATTCATCATTGATGGTTGCCGTTGCCGATTCCACATGAACCAAAACACCCAGAATATTTACGTCGAAGCTTCGACCGGTATAACGAGAATTCATTGATTACTCTCCTAGTCGTTGATTAAGCATGATGCCGATTGTGATTTTTACCGGACATTCATAAGGTGTCACCGCCAGCAGAATTTCTACTTCTTCACTGTTCATCCAAGTGATGGTGATGTCTTCATCTTGTGGCGGTTTGATTTCGCCAGGGAACTCGTAATCACCAATTTTCTTCACAACCGCCATTTCACGCAGGTCTTGGGTAAAATAGAGTTTTGCACTTGCTTCACTGCCTGGTGTTGAATTCAATTCACGATCCGCAATTCGAGCGATGGCACGAGCACGAACTTTACGCGCCGCTTTCATCGCAACACGAATGTGGCGAATATCTTGGAAGTCGCCCCCTGGCACATCCAATGTGCGGCCCGTTGTCCAATACTGCCCCGGATAATCTGGGTACCACATCGGCACAGCAATTCGAGACGCTTCCAAAGCCTTAAGGGTTGCTAACTCCAAAGGCTTGCCGTCTTTATCTTTTGCCAGTTCTAGGCTCCCTAGAACACTGCCTGTTTTGACTCGCGCAGGGGAATCCGCGATAGATACTTCTTGGTTTGCCAGCCGCCCCGCATAGATACCAACTGTTGAGTTATCTTTATGAACTTGAGGAACAACAGTGACGTACTCACTGGCGATGCTTGTTGGTATGGCCACTGTTGCCGCGAGCCATTGCGCCCAGGTTTCACCTGTTATCGGATCATTATTGATACCCGGTAACGTGCAAATCATGAATACTTCACGACCTAACTTGGCTTTTAGTTCAGTACGGAAAGCGACTGCCTCTTCAAGAATCGATGTACCTGTCTCCGTTTTATCCAACACAACCGATTCAAAACTTGACGTTTCATTGGCTTTAAGTACGGCGGCTTGCCAACTGTCAGCAAGGTCTAAAACCATCACACCTGCCGTCCAATTCTGCTTCCCATTCAATTGGGCTGCTTTCAATGTGAGCATGTGTGCAGGATCGATGTTATCAAACGTGCTGTCTGTAAAATCCGTGGTGTTGTCCACCATGATCAAGTTGCGCTCAGTGCCCGAAACTGTGCCAAACACAACAAACAGAAAATGAAATTCAACGCCCGGGATTGGTCCGCGCATCATGTTCAGAATATTAATAATGACGGTAGGCCATGCCATGAGTATTTATCCTCTTCTTAGGTGTTTAGGTTGAACCTTCCAACCGTAGTCAATGCCTTGAAAAGCTCTTGTCCATGCCTTTCTTAAGCTTTGCCTTGTCGCTCCTAGGAACTTACGAGGAGGGACAACAATCTCCCAACTGCTTTTTATCCGAACCAGTCCTAGCTCCCTCAGTTTCTTGAATGCTCCTTTAACTTCGTATTGAGTTAGGTTTTGAGTCATCCATTTTATGGTTGGAACTCGCTTGGAACCTCTTTGCGCTTTCGGGTTAATTCGCCTTGCATACACTTCATAACCAATATTTCGTAATGCTTTCGCCTGCCCCTTTGTGCACATTTCAGTGTCACTGAGCGACGTTTTACGCCCAGTAGGCGTGTTATCTTTGTTTGCTTTACGTCTGTGCCCCTGCTGATGAAAATTGGCAACATAAGCACCGTGGATGCGATAACTCCCTTTCCCCACTGAAACTTTCGCTGCATCTTTGTTGGCCGAGACATAAATCAACTTCTTAAACCCTGTAAGCATTTTTTTGCTCTTGCCTTTACGCTTATTTCTCCGAGCTTTCCACGCTTTCCCATCTGGGCTTTGCTGTTTGGTAATATTGCGTTTCGATATTTTCTGAACTTCTTTGGCGACTCTTCGCAATAACCGCTCTCGCTTGGTTGCTGGCATAGCCAGAGCTTTTAGAATTTCATCTGTTCTGAGGACACCTTTTTCATCCCACTGAACTTTAATCATCGTTTCAAATCCAAAGTGAATCGTTCAGCAATCCAAACTTCATATTCTGCTAAGTTGTATTGTTTGCCATGCCAATGAATCACCCCTTTTGCCTCTTCGACTAACGTGACAGGCTCTATAAACTGAATATCTATCTCTACATTGGCTGTCTTGTCACTTTCGGGCTCAACTTTGAATCTAGGGTCTTCCAACTCGTAGGGTTCACGATATGGGTCATTACTTTGCAACCAAGCCATAACTGAGGCCATGACAATAGCTGGCTCAAACTCCCTAAAAGGAAAACGTTCTATCGAGATAACCGCTTCGTATTCCATCATCCCTAAATCGACGCCCAACCCTTGGTGCTTTGGAGTGAGTTGCAGTTCCGCCCCATCCATCCACGACTCAAGCAGCGAGTGACAATTTTTAGGGATGACTGTCAATAAGTGAGCCGTTAACGTTTGGAGTAAATACCCCATTTCGCTTTGACCTTTTGACTCGATATTCATATCAGAACAACACCTACTCGACCTTTGCCTTTCATGGCTCGAACGTGCTGCTGGCTTTCTGCTAGCAAACTCTCTTTGGTGTCAGACTCTTTTTCAGCGACTCGATCACCGGCTTCTTTGGTTTGCTGAGTGGCGAACTCAGGTAACAAGTCGGCTTTGGCTCTCGCATAAACCGCCTTTTCATACAGAATGACCAATAAGTTTTTCTCTCCAATGCTTGGTTGCCCAGTCACACTGGCAGCTTTAGCAAACCCGCTTTCTTGGTATTGTTCTTTGGTCGTGTTTAATTCAATATTTAGTTGTGCAATTGCAGCAGCGACAGCGTATGCAATCGCTTCTTTGTCCATATGAGCTGGTACCCCACGGCGTTTCTCAAAATCACCGGCATTAATATCCGGCCAAAAACCATCATTGATGATTTTGGTATCTTGATAGTCTGCTCCTGATGAACCATTAAACATTGCATCCCCTTGATATAAGTGAGCCTCTAGCCACTGGGTCGATAGGTCACGATGAACTAAAAGCTATCGCACCCTCGCCAGTCGAGGCTCGGCGGCGTAGGAGTCTTTAAAGATTCGAACCCTCTTTAATGGCACGAATACGTTGCTCGATTTGACCGATTTTGGTTTTCACCCCCACTTTCTCGTACTTATCGTGAGCGTGTTGCAGAAGTGCCAACGCTTTTTCTAATGTTTCTAAGTCCCCAATAGCCGTTGGCTGCGGTTGCCCCTGTTCATTTAGAATTAAGTGCAAACCTGCGAATCGGTACCACTTGGCTTGAACTTTTTCATGCAATCGCCACTCTTTATCGACGTTTTCAAATACCTGACTGAAATAGGGTTCAATCGAGTGACCACGAGCAGATTCTTTCTCTGCCCACTCAAGAACGGCATCAGCGCAGACTGTCGGCCAGTCACGACGAAAGTTTTCTGGTGTCGGCAAATCCATCTCAATGGCTTTCATGCACCAATCAAGAGCGGTTTCCATCTCGTTAACATCGAATAACCAAATCACCATATTGGTAAAGATTGGGTTTTCGAAGACTTCACCTTTTTCCAAATACGCTTCCACGTAGGGTTTGTACTTCGGTACTAAAACCTCTCGTTTATGCTTCACTCTGTCTTCGATGGCATTGAGCTGTTTTAGGCACTTGCGATCTTCTTCAAAACCGAGCAGCTTGATGTGCAGGCTTTCGGTATCTGCACCGGAAATCAATTCCGATGCAGTCTGGTTAGCATGCTTTTCAAGAAGTTGTCGGCGCTGTCTTGCTAACGGGCTCACCATATCTCACCCCTTAAACTGTTGAATCAGAGTCAACGACGATGACTGATTCGATAGCCGCAAACTTTTTCAAATTACCCACAGCGTAACCTTCCATACGGATATGGTTTTGCTTAAAACGAA